GATGCTTATATATTTGATGAGGTGTTTTATAAATCTAATACTGTTCTAAGGGATGTTAGCTTATTTCTAAGACAGAATAACATTACAGAGAATATCATTGCAGACCAAGCAGAACCGAAGTCCATAGAAACGCTTAGAAGGGATGGGCATAATATCTACCCCTGTACAAAAGGTAGGGATAGTGTAAACTTTGGAATTAACCTTATAAACCAAAACGAAATATACATAACCAGCAGAAGCAAGAACCTAAAAAGAGAACTACAAGGATATATATGGGCAACAGACAGAGATGGTAACACACTACCAAAACCAACAGGTGAACATCCAGACTGCATAGATGCAGCACGATATGTATTAACAGATACCATAAGCAACCCTAACAAAGGGCAATATCACATTTATTAAAAATATTTTGTTTATTATTTGTTAATTAAAAAAAAGGTTATATATTTACATCATAAACATTAAAACAAAAATTATGATATTTATGTACAGTAGTAAAGATTTAAAAAAATTAACAAGAAATCAAATGTTTAACATCTTAAAAAATTTACAAGACATTAAAACTGAAATAGAGGATGAGGAATTTAGAAGAGATGGACTTTTGATAGACGCAAAACAAACAAATTAAAACAACAGGGGGCAGAAATGCCCCTTTTAAATACAATAATATGAAACGAATACAAGACAGTTACGAGTACAAGATGGTAAAACAAATTACATCTAAAGAAAACAAAAAGGCTTTAAAGAAAGCTACAAAAGAAATGTTAATTTTAATGGGTGCATTTTATATAGCAGTATTTGCATTTGTAAAACTTGTTTTTTGGATATGGCTTTAGATCAAAACTTTTTTAGACCTTGGATACACAGGAAGTGGTGCTGGGATAATGGGTATTATGTTGAGGTTAAACCTACCAAAAAAGGCATATCACCTAAATGCACAATAAACCTTAAAATACAAAAGAACATTCAACAAGGTACAGAAGAATATAAGCAAAGCAGTTTGCAGCTTGAAAATAAAATAGATGAGTTGTACGCATATATGTACAATACGTTTAAATAGTTTTTCATTTGGTTTGTTTTAGTTAGGGGTGGCAGAGATGTTGCCCCTTTCTTTTTATACATAAATCAACAAATGTTATTGTATTAATATGAAGATTGATATTTTAGTACCACAATCGTTAAGCGATATAACCTTAGAACAATACCAAAGGTTTGAAGCTATTAACACAGAGGAAAACACCAACACAAGTTTTCTACTACACAAAATGGTAGAGATATTTTGCGACCTTGATTTAAAGGATATTGCAAAGATTAAATTTACCTATGTGCAGCAGATCATAAACGACCTTAATTTAATGTTTGACCAAGACCCTAAATTAATACCTACGTTTGATTTGAATGGTGTTACCTATGGTTTTATACCTAAGCTGGATGATATGACGTTAGGCGAATATATAGACCTTGACAACACGTTAAGCGATTGGCAAACTATGCACAAAGCAATGAGTGTATTATACAGAGAGGTTACAGTTAAAAAAGACAACAGATACCAGATAGAAGATTACGAGGGAAGCAAACACGCTGATGCTTTTAAGCAAATGCCTTTAGATGTTGTTATGGGTTGTCTGGTTTTTTTTTACAATTTAAACAACGAGTTGCTACAAACTACCCTGAACTATTTGAGCAGAGAGATGGAGGAGAATCTGACTACGGAGCAACGTCAACTTTTGGATCAAAGTGGGGCTGGTATCAATCAGTCTATGGATTGGCTAAGGGAGATGTTACCAAGTTTGACGAGGTTACCAAACTAAAAGCACACACAGCATTTGTCTATTTAGCATTTGAAAAAGAGAAAAACGAATTAGAACGTAAACTAATAAATAAAAAATGAAAGGTTTTTACAATGTAACTACAGAACTAAAAACAGCATTTGCATCAGAGCCATTTGTAAAGACAGTTACATTTGGCAACTTAGCAGATATTGATTTAGACAAGCAAACAATATTTCCACTATCACACATCATAGTAAATACTGCAACTGTAGGAACTAAAACAACAACATTTAATATGTCAGTTGTTGCTATGGACATTGTAGATATTAGCAAAGCTGAAACTACAGATAAGTTTGTAGGTAACGACAATGAGCAAGATGTATTAAACACACAATTAGCAGTTCTAACAAGAGTAATAAACGAACTGCAACGTGGTGATTTATACACACAGTTATATCAAGTAGACGGTGATGTAAGTTGTGAGCCTTTTGTAGATAGGTTTGAAAACAAGTTAGCAGGTTGGACAGCAACCTTTGACGTAATTACACAAAACGATATGACAATCTGCGACTAATGGAATTTAAACAAACACAACAAGCCTTATACGATTTTGCTAATAGTGTAATTAAACAAGCAAAAGGTAATTTAGCCAGACACAAAAAGAACAGATTTATTACAGGTAATTCAAGTGGACAGCTATCTAATAGTTTAGGCTATAGTATGAAAGGTTTAGATGTACAGTTTTATATGGCAGAATATGGAGTGTATCAGGACGAAGGTGTAAAAGGTTCTAAAACAACATACGATAAAAGCAAAAACAGTAGGTTTAGTTACACAAACAAAAGACCACCTTCACAACCTTTAGCAGATTGGGCAAAGGCAAAGAATATAAGATTAAGAGATGACAAAGGCAGATTTAAAAAAGGCAACTATAAAAGCATAGGTTACATATTAGCTAAAAATATATTTGAAAAAGGTTTAAGGGCAAGTTTCTTTTTTACTAAACCATTTGAACAAAACCTTGATAAGTTAGAAAATAACCTTGCTGAAAAGTTTGCACTTGACATAGACGATTTAATACAATTTACACAATGAGCAAAATAAACGCACGTAGCCCATTTTATTTATCATATTCAACACCTGCAGCACCTTCACCAGAGTTTACCTGTGCAATAGCTAACGCAACAGATTTTGAGGTAGATCAAGAAGGGATTATTAGTAGTCCAAGATTATCCTTTGGCACAATAAAATCATTTACAAGTAGTGATTCAGGTTTTAGTAATGGCAAATATGCTACCGTATCAACACCTACTACACGTACAGTAGTATTTAAGATAAACATACCTTCAGGATTTAGTAACACATCAGCAGCCACAATAGACTGTTCATTAACAGCATCACAACCTGCAAAGGTTACAAGTGGTGCTACGCCAAGTTGTTCAGGCGGCCCGACTTTAAATGGATCAATACCAAACCAAAGTATTGCAGCAGGAGGTAATACCGTAACAATTAATTTAGCCTCTTACTTTACACAAGGTACATCTGCTATTGCAGGTTTTTCAGCGATTAATTATACGTCAAGTTTTGTGCAGATGAGTATAACAGGTTCTACACTTACGCTTACCTCTTTAAATGTAGGTGGTGTAAATAAGGTTTATGTTAGGGCATTTGATAACGATGCAAATACTTGTACCGCAATACAACCAATACAGGTAACAATTACAGGTTTAAGTGCTTTTGATTGTACTACTGCAGGTTTAACAGGAGGAGGTATATCACAGGCAGGGGTAATAACAAACCCTAACCTAATTGGTGCTATATCAGAAATACGTGCAACATCAGGAGGTTCTGCAATAACATCAGTAGCAGCAAATACAGGAAGTTCAGCACAGAACGTTACATTGTTCTTTTTAATTACAGTTCCACAGGGTTATAGTAATGCAGGTGCATCAGTAGAATGTAGCAAAACATTTAGCCAAGCAGGCACAACAAATCCTACTTTTACTTGTGATGATGCTGGTTTAACAGGTCAAGCAATATATGACTCAGGAGCAATTAAGTTAGGTACAGCAGAAAAAGGCACAATTTCAAGCGTATCACCTATTAAGTTTGATCCTGTACAATCTGATACATTAAAAACAGTTAGCGTAAGTATTACTATACCAAGTGGATTTGCAAGTGCAGGAGGAACTAAGGTCTGTGATTTAAATTTATTACAACCTGCTGAATTATCACCTTTTGGAAATACAAGTTTTTATTTATCGTTAGGGTTTACTTCTACAAGTGTAACAGATTTTTGTACACAAAGTGCTGCTTTAACAAGAATAGTACACGTAAAATCAACTGCTTCAGACCTTAGTAGTGGTAAAAATAACACAGTAGCTTCAACAGACACTAATGGTAATGCTGTTAGGTTGTTTAACGGAGGGGATGATTACTACGCTGTAGATAGCTTTTTTAATACCTCTGCAATTACATCTTCATCAGGTCAGTTTTTCTTATGGAAGATTACACAAAGTGGAGTAGTTAGCGAGGTCTACATTTGGGATTGTGCTGGAGGTGGAAATGGTGATGGTTATCAAATATAAATAATATGGCAACTTTAAAAACAGTAGATTTAAAAATATACATTTATTCAGGAACGTCAGGAAGTTATGCTGATACTGATTTAGTATATGAATTACAAAAAGAAATAATATCTGGACAAACTAATATACTGTTTGAGGTAGCTGAAATGGTTAGGGACTATATAGATATTACATTTAACAATGATTATGTTTCAAGAACAATATGGGTTACAACTATTGCAACCTTATCAGACGATACAGATCAAGTGTTTACTTATGGCAGTCCTGTTACAAATACATATTTAGCATTTGATGGGTATGGATATTTTGAAGATGAAATTAACCCACAGCTTACAGATGCGTTTGATTTAATTAGTAATACAAACATATACATACCAGAAAGTACTGCTGGTAAACTGCCTTTATATGCAGCCACAGTAGGTAAGGTTATAATAGATAGCACAACAACACAAATTACAGATAGCGGTAACAGTAACCAAAAAATACAATACGTTACAATACCTGCAAACACATCTGAAATTAAAGTATATGCTACAGACGATACAACACTTAAAAAAACAATTACTGTAAATAATATTTGTGAGCCAAAGTTTACACCTTACAAAGTTACATTTATAAACCGTTACGGTGCTTATCAAGATTTTTACTTCTTTAAAAAGACAGTAGAAACATTTAACGTAACAGATGAAAAATACAAAAGCAATACCATACAAAATAGTTCTGTTACCTACAATACATATAGCGGTCAGCAAACAAGGTACAACATAAACGCAGTTAGTTCTATAAAACTAAACACAGGTTTTGTAGTAGAAGATATGGTTGAGGTTATAGAGGAATTGTTTCTTGCTGAAAATGTATGGATACGTTACGAAAATAAAACCTTACCAATTATACCAACAACTAAAAGTTTTACAGTTAAAAGTTCTTTAAATGACAAACTAATAAATTACACTATTGATTTTGATTTTGCATTTAATAAAATGAACAACGTTAGATGATAGCACTACAGCTTTATATAGAAGGGCAAGAGGTAGAAATGTTTAAGGATGAAAGCATCACCCTTTCACAATCTATACAGGATGTTAAAGATATATCTAAGATCGGAAGAGCGTCGTGTAGGGAAAGAGTGTAGGTTAGGG